CAGAATATATCGCGTTTTCAAATGAAAAAAGAAGAATTGTACAAACATCAGATGACTTTATTAATTTTTATGAACCATGGTTAATGACTAATATTGAATTTAAAACTGAAAAAAAACCTAAAATCTATAACAAATTTAATTTAAATAAACAGGATGAAGTTAAACAATTATTTAATACAAGTCAAAGAAGATTAGATAATTTGTTATATAAAAAACAAGCTTTAGAAGATTTAATCAAAATTGAACTTGACAAAATTAAAAAATTAAAATCAAATATATAATTGTTAGATTATTAAAAACTGACTTTTTTATTATTTGAGACTATTTATATAAAAAAAAACCCAAACAGTAAATGGAAAACAAAAAATCTTTGGTAGAAGAAGCAATAATCCAAATTAAGAATTTGGAGGATGTTGTAGCCGAAAACGCAAAAGGAATACTTCAGTCAACTATGAAGGAAGAAATCAATCAATTAGTAAAAGAATCTCTAACGGAACAAGATGAAGAAGGTGACGAGATTGAAGACACAGATGTGGATTCAGAAGACATGGATGATGACGTTGAGTTAGATGACATGGAAGAAGATGAACCTGATAATCTTGAAGATGATGAGATGGACTCAGAATTTATGGATGATGAAGAAGAACCAGTTATTGATTTAACAGGTGAAGAGGACACTGATGAAGTACTACGTGTATTTCAATTGATGGGTCCTGATGATGAAATCATTGTTCAAAAAGACAATTCTAATAACATCAGTTTAAAAGATAATAAAACTAACAAAGAATATATGATTGTACAAGAATCAGAAAACGAACTTTACGAGTTCGAAGATGAAGATGAAGATGATGAGTTCGAATTTTCTAATGACGACGACAATGAAGACGAAGACGAAGACGTAAAAAGTATTATTGACAAAGTTTTCTCAACTAACGAACGATATGAAAAAGACGATGAAGACATCGTAGATTTTGGAGATGACGAAGAAGAAGATGAAGACGAAGAAGATGAAGACGAAGATGATATCGTTTACGAAATAGAAATGGATGATGACGAAATGGGAATGGAAGATGACGAAGAAGATGAAGAAGAAGAAGATGAATCTTACGACTTAGACTCAGTTATGGAAGCCAAATCGTTCAAATCAAAAGGATTAGGTTTGGGAAATCCAAATAAGAAAAAAATCTATTCTGCAAAACCTAACCAAGAAGGTGGTTTTAAAACTGTGAAAAAAACAGCTAACAAAACTATGGGAACAGGAAGTGCGAAAAAAGGATTTTCTTACAAAGATGGTGAAAACTTAGACGGTGAATTTAAACTAAAACCAAAAACTAAAAAGGTTGAAACTAAAGAAGCCGCTCGTACTTACGGAAATGGTTCTAAATCAGGACGTGGTTTGAGAAAAGGAATTACACCTAACAGAAATCTTAACCTTGAAAACGTTAATAGTAGTGAAGTAAAAGTATTAAGAGAAAAAAATGAAGAATACAGACAAGCATTAAATGTATTTAGAAATAAATTAACTGAAGTTGCAGTATTCAATTCAAACTTAGCGTACGCTACACGTTTGTTCACTGAACACACTACAACTAAGAATGAAAAAATTAATATTCTAAAAAGATTTGATACTGTAGAAACAATTAAAGAATCTAAAAATTTGTACCAAGTTATTAAAGACGAATTATCAAATACTAAAACACAACCAATGAACGAATCTATTGAGAGAAATTTAAATAAAGTTCCATCAACAGGTTCAGCGGTTAACTTAATTGAGTCAAAAACTTACGAAAATCCTCAATTCTTGAGAATGAAAGATTTAATGACAAAATTAAGATAAAAAATAAAATAAACAAATAAAATAAAAACAAAAAACTAAAAATGGGAGCATTATTAGAATCAGGTCTTGTAGGTAACATTGGGTTAAAACACCTTAAAGTTATCAAAGAAGATACAATTAACAAATGGGATAGATTAGGATTCCTAGATGGTCTTAAAGGACATCTTAAAGAGAACGTGGCTCAATTATATGAGAACCAAGCATCTCACTTAATCAATGAAGCGACTTCTGAAGGGTCATCAGGTTCTTTTGAAACTGTTGTTTTCCCAATCGTTAGACGTGTATTCTCTAAATTATTAGCGAATGATATCGTTTCTGTACAAGCTATGAACTTACCAATCGGTAAATTGTTCTTCTTTGTACCAAAAATCCAAGGATATGACGGTGGTACCGCTAATCAATCAGGTGCCCACTACGCACCAATCGGAGCACCTAATGGACCAACAAATCAAAATGATGGTTATACTGATGCAACAGGTGGTTACAAGAAAAATCTTTATGATTTATTCTACGAAGGAACTGAGCCAGGTTTAGACCCAGCAGGTTTATTCGATTATTCTAAAGGTCGTTGGTCAGCAGTTACCGCTAGTACAGATGTTCAAGTATGGGTAAATGGTGGATTAACTGATTACACAGGTACTACTTACGATGGTAAAAACGTTAGAAAACTTATTGTTAAAATGTGTGGTTTCGCAGATAATGGAGCTGGAAAATTAATCGGTCCTGACGGTAACGAAATGGATAGTGAAACTTTCTTAGCTGATTTACGTTTAGTTGCTGACCCAGCATTATTAGTTGTTTCAAGTGGTTCGGCATGTGATACTATCGTAAATGTTGATGAAGTTTCTATTCCATTATTGTTCAGAGTTGTTACTCAACAATATGGTAAAGGTATCGTTCAATACGGTAATACTGTAAATACAGTATGGCCAAGTACAGGAAACGGTGGTTCATTCAAAAATGTTTGTAGTGCTGACGGATGTATCTACTTAGAAGTTGATTTATCTTGTCCTGTTTGTCCTACATGTGACGCTGAGTCTATTGACGGATACAATGGTACATTGATTGAGACTTTAGATGCTGCTGCGATTACTGCGGTATTCAGACGTTACGAAGAATTAGAATTCGAAGACAAAATCGGTGAGGTTTCTTTCGACTTGGATTCTGTTACAGTATCTGTTACTGAAAGAAAATTAAGAGCACAATGGTCTCCTGAGTTAGCTCAAGACGTTGCGGCTTTCCATAACATCGACGCTGAGGCTGAGTTAACTGCATTGTTATCTGAACAAGTAGCTGCTGAGATTGACCGTGAGATTTTACGTGATTTACGTAAAGGAGCGGCTTGGAATCTACGTTGGGATTATAACGGATGGAGAAGACTTTCTCAAACAACTTCTTATACTCAAAAAGATTGGAACCAAACTTTGATTACTGCAATCAACCAATTGTCAGCACAAATCCACAAATCTACATTGAGAGGTGGAGCTAACTGGATTGTTGTTTCTTCTGAGGTTTCAGCTATCTTTGACGATTTAGAATACTTCCACGTATCTAACGCGTCTCCTGAGCAAGACCAATACAACATGGGTATTGAAAGAGTTGGTACATTAGCAGGTCGTTACCAAGTTTACCGTGACCCTTACTTCCCAGCTAACCAAATCTTGATTGGTCACAAAGGAACGTCATTGTTAGACACAGGTTACATTTACGCACCGTATGTACCTTTACAATTAACTCCAACAATGTATAACCCATTCAACTTTACACCTATTAAAGGGATAATGACGAGATACGCGAAAAAAATGGTAAATAATCGCTTCTACGCGAGAGTTACTGTTGACGGAGTTCGTACATTTGATTTAAAAGAATTGAGATAATCAATATTTTAATGAATAACACTAAAGGGACAAGAAATTGTCCCTTTTTTTTATGTCTTAGTGTTAACTATATGTTTTTTGTAAAATTAACCTATATTTATTTATATGAAGAAAATTGTACCAACACAAGATGAGTTAGATGTTATACTTAAAATGTATAATGAAGAAAATTTAGGGTCACATTATATTTCTCAAAAAACAGGAATGAGTCGACCAACAATTTTACGAATATTAAAAGATAATGGTGTCGATATGAAACCATCAGGTAGAAGAAATACTGGTGGTAAATTAATTGTTGATAAAAGATGGAGAGATAAGAATAAAGAATATATGTCTAACAAATCTAAAAGTTGGTACGAAGAAAATAAAGAACATCGTAAAGTATATATTAAAGAATACCGTGAAAAAAATGTTGATAAAATTCGTGAAACAAAACGTGATTACGAAAGAAATCGTAAAGCAAGAGACCCCCTTTATAAATTGATTTCTAATTTCAGAACTGCGATATATCAGGTATTAAAGGAATGTAATGTTG